ATCCATATATGTAATGCCGGGATAATAAAACCATAAAATCCACGCATGGAATACATCAAAAATACCCCGAAAATATACAAATACGTAAAAAATACATAAAAATATACACTATACAGGTAATATAACTGTTATATTACCTGTAATTTGTATATTTTATGACTATTTTATATGGGAAACATTTTTACATTAGTTTTTTCACTTTACCACGGGGTATTTTTGTATATTTTAATTTATAAATTTCCATGTGAACCATGTATTTAGATCAAACGTATTTGTAAAACCTACAGCTTGAGGAGTTCCACTTGTGTAAGTATTAACAACACGACAATTTATAACATCACCAGTAACTAAATAAAAACTTGCTGAAACACTCTGTCCATAATTTCGTGCAGTGGGAATAGAAGCGTTTTGAGCTATAGTTACTAGTTCAGTTAATGGTGATCGTGTAATATCTATAGATATTTGTTTGAGTGTATCAGTCCAAGCAGTACCAAGAATAGAAGCATTAAATTCTAGTTGATATAAGCCGGTTTGTTGGACTGTAAAATCAGTAGAACCATTTGTATGTGTTATATACCCGCCTGTATTATTCCAAGGTTGAGTTACATTAAATGTAATATCTGTAGCTCCATTTAATAAATTCTGATTAGCAGATTTGTAATATTGCGCCACATATAATATCGGGGCTGGACCAGTAGCACCAGTTGGACCAGCAGCACCAGTTGGACCAACAGCACTACCGCTAAAACTTAATGCGCCGAAGTTTGAAAAATCATTTGATAAAAACGCCATTTTACTATATAATAATATAATTTTTACAGGTTGAACTTATTCTTATAGAATTTAATAGAAGCAGCCAGAGTCGGTTTATTCCACAACAGGTAATATGATAAAAATCCAGCCCTAGTTGGATCATTAGTCGATAGATCCTTATGGTGTCTTATCCAGTACCTATGACGTGCTTTAACGTCACCTGTAAGTGTGTAGTCATCCATACCTGCAGCACCGAAGTGTGTATATTTATACTTACCGTTATCGTGTAAAAAAGTAGCTACCCACTTTTTACCTTTACGATCTGATTTATTAACTGACACTAGTTTCATTTATATATAATACGGGATTTAAATTTAACCACATTATGTTTTTTACTATTTTTAGTAAAAACCACAAAAAATTGACGCCACCCGCGCCCGGTAACCAGTTATTAAAAAAAAGTAATAAGTAAAATGCCCGCCGCCGATTACGCCCTATTATCTAATGAGTGGACTAGCCTAGCGGGGTACCGACAGGAGTTAGGTACTAACCCTAAGACTAAACTAAACAGCTGGTGTGCTAGTAATGGACTAGACTACGCGCGTATGATTCCTAAAAATACGGCTGTACGTAAAGTGGAGGGGGTAGCTAACCAGATCGCGTACTGTCAACAAAAAGCCCGTGACTACTCTACAGGTACCGCGCCTGAGCCTGTAGCCGCCGTAAAGCCTAAAAATACTATTACTGAGCCTATAGCCGCCCTAGCTACAGCACTACCCCCTGAGTTTGACGGTGTTATTACAGCTATGAGGAGTATGTATGATAAACTAGCTAATGATCTAAGTGCAGCTCAGTCAGCCTTAGCACGGGCGACTAGGAGTGAGGTAGCTATGCACCAGCGACTCATGGAGGCTACAGCTGAGACTAACACACTGACTAATAAGTGTGTTATACTAGAGGCTCAGATCCGTAAGCTTAAAAATGACGTAGCCAGTGTAAAGCTAGAGGCGGAGCAGATTAAGCTCTTAAAACCAAACGCACCTGCACCTGCGCCTGAGCCTGAGGTACAGTGTGATGAGTGTCAAGCAATAATCCTAGACGACTATGTACGTGGTGATTTTGAGACTGACGGCTATGACGTACTGTGCGCTATATGTGCAGACAATAGGGGTGTAAATGACGTAAGTGAAAAAGAGTCATCTGATAATAGTGTAGTGGAATTATCAGATGAGTCGGAGTCAGAGGAGGAGTGGGAGAGCGACTACTGATCTAGCCCTAGCTTCTCCTTAAGATCAGCTATCTCATTAGCCTTATCACAATAAGCCGTACTCCACTCCTTACACTCAGTACATGATTCCTGTATCTCATTTACTAGTACCCTAGGAGCTGTATGGTTTTTCATAAACTCTAGTATATCATTTTTCATTTTCTGTATCTCAGCCCGTAACTCGGCGATTTGAGCGCTGTGCTCAGGACACTCATGGGGGTTAATAATGATATTTTTAGGGCTCTTAGGCTGGTTAGGTAGAGTAATAACATCTTCGTCGCTGTCCAGCGGCTGGGGCTCATGCATTAGCTCTTTTAGGGCGGCTATCTGCATTGGTATAGTACATTTCTCAGCGTGTTTAAAAGCGGCTTTACTAGGTGCCCCCTTAGCTACAGTTAGGTAGTACTTATTACAGCAGAAACAGAATGTATAGGATTTGTTAGTTGTATTTACTAGGGGCTGATTCCAGTTAGGTATCTTAATATAAGCCTGGAAGTTCTTAATTAAGTCAGCACGGTGACACTTATACAGGTGGCTACCCATGCTCTCAATCCTAATACCTTTTTTACTACAATAATTACAGTCAGTTACGCCATACTTAGCTGTGCCGGTTGTACCATACTGATGTGTCATTTTGTTATCCATACCTTTATATTATGTACTGTCATTTTTTTTATAAAAACAGCGTAAAAAGTGTAAAATCCCGGGGATTTATCGGATTTTTTAGCCTAAAACAGTAAAAATTTAAAAGTGTAGATCCAGTTTATGTACTGTAAAGCACTCATTTTTAGGGGTTTATGTAAAGTTTATACTAGACTATAGGCTTTACATAAATTTTACAGCTTTTTAAACAATTATACAGAATTATACAACAATTATACAGTAAATTATACATTAATATGTAAAATACAGTACAATTTCCAACAATTATACAACAATTTTACAGAATTTTACAACAATTATACAGAATTATACAGTGCATTTCATGAATCTGAAAATTCTTTATAAATATGTAAAATTTAGGGTAACAATTATACAGTTTTAGCCCAGAATTTTACTATAATTAGTTAAATAGGGGTTTTTAGGGGGTAAAAATTAATAAAAATAAATACAACCTAGCTGTCTATAAATTAATTAGTCCACTTTTACTTTCTTTTGGAAATGACTGTTTTTTAGTCTATATTTTACATATAAATTTTACATAGGTATATAAAGTATGTAAAATTAATATATATAGGTATAATAGATATGTTATACGCTATATTTGGTTACTGGATAGGTGCTAAAATAGGTAATGAGCTATTTAGGTTTAATAACCCGACGTCATTATACCAGCCGCCCCCGCTGTTTAGTATGGATATAACAGCGACTAATAAGTAATCGTTGTTATACATGTATATACATTAATCGTCTTGATTTAACATTTTAGCTGTATGTTCAGATACTAACCACTGGGGGAACTGCTTATGCAGACATACCCACCTACCCATTCCCCGTAGCTTTTTTACTTCATCTGGTTCCATTCCTAAGTGGTTACCTAGTAGCTGTTTTAGTGCGTGTGCAGATGTAGCCTGTGGATATACTATAAAGTGTGTAGCCTCATTTAGTAACAGCCTAGTACGTTTATAGTTAGTTAAATAGTGCGACAGACAGCACATAGTAATGTTATGGTGCCTACCCATAGTAGCTATATCATCGATCAGGGCTAATACAGCCTTATCCATAGGCGCTGGAAACGTATCGTAGTCATCAAATATAACCATAGAGTTACTAAACACTGATATATCCTTAATGGGGTTAGACAGTAGTGTTTCTACCTTAATTCGTAGCGGCTTACCTGTTTTCATAGTATCTAGAGTTTCATCTTCTGTTAGCTTACTAACAAGATAGATCTCTCTATCTGGAAACAGCTTCTTGTAGCGTTCAGCTAAGCCCCTAGCCTGGTACGACTTACCTGAGCCTGATGCGCCTGCAACGTAAAATATTTCACGTTTATCTTTCTTAGGACTAGGTAAAATCTGGAATTGTGAATCGGGGGGTAAATTGATTGTCTTACTGGGCTTATTAGCCTCAGAAGCCCATAATAGCTGCTTACCCATTTCACCACCTGATACAATAGCTATAGGTACAGTCTTTTCAGCCTTATTTTCTGGCTCATTAAATGTTAAGTACGGCATTCTACTTCTATTGTTAGTTATTTTAATTTTATAACTAGCGTTTAACTAAATACAATATAACATCATTATCCCAGCAGTGGCGTTTAGCGTGGTGACATGTAATGAATGTACTAAAGCTCCATATAGACTCATCGATGATATACTTTGAATAATCTACGTTACGATATATATCTTCTATTATGAGTATACCACCTGGATTCATGTATTTATGTACTGTAGATATACAGTTATTCTGATCCTCTATAGTGTGTGTAGTATCTTCGATAATTAAATCAAATAGTGTATCTGCACTATCAAAAGCCTCTATAATACTACTACGTTTAGTTATGTCTAATTTATAGTACTCTAAATCGCTAATAGTATCCATTTTTTTACAAGCTTCTATCTTCTCCTCCATAAACTCAAATCCACAGATTCTAGCGCCTTTAAAATAGGACTTCCATAGTTTTAGACTAGCCCCTACTTCAATGCCTATCTCAGCTAGATTAAAATTTTTATCTTTTAAATGTGAAAATAGGGTAGAGTATACTGCGGTATAACCTTTCCTGTGTTGTGAGCATGTACTATGCTTTGAAAACGGGCTCTTATCTGTATTAAAATTACCTCCTAATACACATAATTCAGTAGAGCAATTAGTCGAATCTATAAATAAACTCTTAACCATTATATTTAGGGTAAATATCTTTTCGGGGGTGGATATACGCCAAGTGCTTTTAGTTCTTTTCTAGCTGTAAAATTTAGTATAAAAAATAGCTCCTCCTGTAACGATAACAACTCATCTGGATTAGTGTTTTTAATCTGTATGTTTATTTCATCTATAAACTCCTGTTCGTTCTTTATAAACTTCTTGAGTTCCCATATACTACCCATACGTGCTTTAAAATTGTCTAGTTCAGTCTTTAGTCGATCCTTAGGTATATGTATTTTGTTCTCAAATAAGTATAGTAATACTTCTATATCAGATATAATAGCGTATAAGCGCCCTAAATCACCATTAAATAGCGGTATTAGTTTTTGTGCTACAGTTGCATCATTATTAAGCCTAGCTACACTAAACATACGTTTAGCCATTTTATAATACATACCTTCCTCCTCTTTTGTTTCAATTTCTACCTTTAGCTGTTTGACTAGCTCTTTTTTATTAACTTTATAGTTGTATTTAGTCTGATATACCATACTTAATTCAATATAGCGTTCCTCTATTAGTGCAACTACGTCTAGCTTAAACATAGCCTCCTGTTTCATACTGTCTTCAAGTGTGTGTTCATGATCACCCATCTTTAATACACCCTTTAAAACTTCTTGTGCTGTCCAACGTATGGGCTCTCCGTCCATGTCACCGCATTTTATGTCACCAATATACACGTCCTGTTGTCTCATCAGGCTCTTAATGATTTTCTGAAACTTTTTCGGGGTAGCCCGTTTAGCGTTGTCATTTGTATCATAGTCGCCTATGTATTGAATAGAGCGCAAACTAGCGGAACCAATAATTTGCGGCTTACCGCTGAACGACATAAGTTTTAGAATTTCCCCAACTCTGTGTGGATACATTTCTGGAAATTCTTTCTCTCTTTTCCAGCTCATCTACCTATGGCGGGGAAATTCTGTGACAACTGCGCTAGCACTGTATAAATTAGTAAAATCCTGAGTCGGGCGTAATGGGTTACCAGTCTGCACCAGGCGATTATGTATGTTGTTAATGGATCTAGTCATACCCTCCGTGTCAAAATGTGCATGAACAGCTTTACCTGTGTTTTTACCACGGGGACGGGCGCTACCAGCCATAAGTTTTTGTCGGGTATTCATTATACTATATAAATATATATTTGTATATAAAGTATGTTGCTCAGGTATTTCAGCCAGTCTAGATTTATGGACTTATTTGTGTTCAAATCATTTATAGTCTTTAAAATACCGTTAATGGAACACACTGTTAAAAATATTATCGATGTTAAAATTATCGATAATAATTTAGTTATTAGGGCTAAAATCTACCGTAAGCCTAATCCAAATACTTTTCTTCTAACTGCAACTGTTGGAAATGATCTTTTAGGTTCAACCACTTCTAAAGTATTATAAGAACTAGCGGGAATTAAAGTTTTATACCACTGAAACGGCACTACACTATAGGCGTTAAACATTTTAGGCTTTTTAGTACATATATAGTCTTCAGGTGCTGTATAATAGCTAGGTATATGAGTGTCTAGTCTTTTTACATGTTGTGATCTAGCCCACCAGAAATTACCCGAATAATGGGGAACGCCGTTTAATAAAATACCGTATGTATCATAATCATCTAGTATTTTAACAGCGTTACGCCACTTATTAACATTCCAGTATAACATACAGTTTATCCAATCTAGTACAGGTTGTTCTGTACTAGTTCCGAAATGACGTAATCCCTTAGAATGTAGATACCAGTAATAGCACGATTCTGATTCTGACTGGGAACGCATATGTAGTAGTGTTGGGCGCTCATATTCTACAGTTTTACCAGTATAGACTATTTTGAATTTATCCATACTAAAAGCGTGATGCGTTATTATTTCATCGTCTGTTAGTACTCCTAAGCGTATTTCGTCAGTTGCTTCATATAAGCCACTTTCCATAAGTGATTTATATAACATTTCAAAAGCACGTTCCCAGCCTGGTTTCTGACATATATGAATGTACCCTATGATTTTAGGCATTGCCTTTATCAGGTATATTTATTTTTAGTGGCGATCCATTTGTCGGAGGTGTATCTAAATCAACTTTTAGTGATGATTCTAAACCACAACATTTAGACGTGCATTTGAAATGGTGGAATAACTTGTATATAACACCTACTAGGACAACAGCTGCCGCGCCAATACCACCAGAAGAATAGTTGTCCATCCTATATAGGACTATTTAAAATACAGTTGGTAGTGTTCCACAAGTTATATATTTTATTACGTATGGTGGTGTTGGAGGTGTGACTGGATTTAGACTCCATATAACAAAAGTACTAACACCAGTAGTACTACACAATACAGGATACAGCTGTGCTGCTGTTAGGGCAGACGGTTCTGATTCATATTGTGCAATCGCTGAGTAACCTTGATTACTATAAGCAAATGGTAGATCAATAGAAAATGGATTAGAGTTTGCTAACAAGTACGTACTTGTGTAACTGTAATACATAGGTAGTCCCTGTAATGTTATAAAAGCAGTAGATATAGTACTAGTTTTTATACTAACTGCGTCTACTAAGTTTGTATCAACAATATAAGTATTTAGTGTAGAAGTATTTATAGTTGTTGCATTTACACCATAAGCATTCAACGTACTGACTGATAACGTACTACCAATAGTAGCACCGCCGGAAGTAGTCGGGTTGAATGTTAAAGCACCAAAGTTAGAATATGCGCCTAAATCAAATGACATTACTAATTATCAAAAATATTTTAATAATTATTAAACAACATTTATTACATATTTACATTAGGCGCTCAGACAGCTCAGAGTGTCCACGACGTCCGTAGCCTACCTTTCCAAGTGCGTTTGCTACCTTTCCTGCTGTCTCATTACCAGTACTAGTTAGGCAGTTCTTTACGGCGGTGATGGCGGGCTTGGAGTGGTGGTAGAGATCCTTGATAGCCGTCATGGCGTTACCTAGCTTACCTAGTACGCCGGCGCCTACCATGCGGCGCATACCGCCGTGAGTGCCGACAGAGGACACAGGGGCGGATATAATGTCCTGCTCCGTGAGCACGCCCTTGATGACACGGGAAGAACCCTTGATAGTCTCAAAAAAGCCTGAGTTAGCCGTGATTACGAAAATCTGGCATGGTAGATCTTGGGCAGAGGTGTTCTCTACCTGGAGGTTAAACTGTAGTACGAAGTTACCTACAAGTCCTGGTGCCTGTCCAGCCTGGAGAACAATGTCGCGTCCAGGCTTGAGTACTAGCAAACCACCAGACAGGGGGATCTGCCTGGCGTTAGGGGCGCTACCAGAGGTAGTGCTGTAGTCACCTGCAGCAATAGAACCAGCAAGATTGATGCTTCCAGTGGTAGCCTTTCCTACCCACTGGTTGTAATCAACCTCCAAGCCGTTATTGACGGACATCTTGTACAACTGGGGCTGGGTGTGAGCAGAGAGGAGACCAGCAAAGTTGTCAAAATTTACACTAATGTTGTTAATGGGGAGTAGCCAGTCACCCTGGGAGGTGTCAGCCAGTCCATTGACTGCGTTACCAACAGTGTAAGCCTGGGGGCGGCAGTAGATCAACAGCAAGTCGGGAATCATAGGTAGTACAATTGTCTGAGACTGGAGATTGGTGTATCCGCTAGCGTTAGCCGTCAAGTTAGAAGTAATGTAACGGGGGAACTCCATGTATGGTACTACGCTCTTAGGGGGTAAGCTGATGTCCAGAGAAGGAGTCAAAAACTGGAGATTTACCTGACTTCCACTGAAACCACCGTTGGGTCCTGAACTGTTATAGGCGACAGAGCCGGCGTTAATGGCTGACACCCAGCCGCCGCTTCCAGTTGCACCAGCGGCTCCACAGGCGAAACTGCGGAGCACACGGCTGGGCTGCTGTAAGTTCATTACTAGCTGGATGTTCTGGCATCCAAACAAACCGCAATCCCACTCATGAGAGTCGGAGAACACAAATGGGCTCAGTACAAGCTTCTCCGTGGACTGGAATGTTACGTACAGGCGGTACTGCTGTCCAGCATATACCTCAGCAGTAGTACAGGGTACGCCGTCAGAGTTAGAAGTCCATGCACCAAAAGAACCAGCCGCCGCCTGGGTTACACCGGCGCCAGTGATGATTGAGCCGTTTAGAGATGTGAACTGTACATTCCAGTATGCACCGTTAGGTACCTCATCGGTAGCGTTAGCGTAGTCATAACCGTATAGGGGAGAATTCACTGCGGCTTTAGAGCTCTCATAGTACTTGTATTTGTCTAGCTGAGTTGGGCAGGTGCGGATCATGCGGTTGTAGCGGTAGTCAGTTAGACGGAGAACCTGGGGCAGTACGTCCTGGGAGTTAATTGTTACAGTTGTGTCGTTAATAGTTGCAGTCATGGTATTTGTAAGTGTCTGGAGAGGGAATGCGCAAAGAGCGAAATCTACGCCAGGGGTAAAAATCTGAGTACCGGCGGGTACGTCAGCCTGTAGCGTTACATCTACCTGTAAAAACACACGGGAAGTCCAGTCAACAGCCCTGTCGATAAAAATGTTCTCAGAGGGAACCAGGATGTTATAGGTGTGCTGGGAGGTGTTAGCCGCAATGGCGTTGAAGGGGGCATTAGTTACGGATAGTGCGCCCTTCTCAACGGCGTACTTGGGGCGGGATTGGACAATGCGATCGTCAAATACGGCAGTCTTCTCAATATCAGCGGACATTCAACTTATATTAAGAACAAAGATTAAAAAATAATTTAGAAGCCCTTTCTGCGGAACATAATTTTAACACTTACAGCGGATCCGTTGTAGAGCCGGAGAGGATACAAATTGTTGTCATAACGGCATCGCCACCATAACAACATATCGATATTGTTAATAGGCTCCTGACTACGCCCTAGAGACATCATTTTGTACTCTGCATTAGGCATATACTCAATGTACTGACGCCATTCCTGGGCACCACCTTTACCACATTGTACATCACCAATCACAGACTGAAATGCGGCTCCAGTTGTACCAGAATTAAAACCGTTATCAGAATTTCCGAATGTGCCGGGTGCTGGTGCTACAACTTCGGGTGTTATCGGGAGTTTTGTTGTAGTGATGACTACAGAATCAATTGGGCTCCAATTGCCGGATATAGATTCATAATCCTGGGTAATTACATAACGTACGTGCCCGCCATCATTAGGGTTAGTGTAAGCCTGTCCAGTAGTTGGATCCGTGTCAATAGCAATTTGCTGGGGAGTTACTATAATCTCATTTACGTTAGGGGGAAAACCACCAAGTGTTTGACTATCATTATAGAAAATTAAAAAATTAGTCAGAAGTGTCTCTAAATTAGTGTCCATTCCCATACGAAATCCATATCTGTACTGAGTTGCTGACGATGGAGGAGTGTAAAGAGTAGATGTAGCATAACCAGAACCCCAATACTGAGCATCAAAACTCCAGCTAAAAAGCTTAGTGACGGGATTATAGAACAGATTAGGTGCTGGAGAACCACTAACGCTACTAGAAGTTACAGCTTCCTCTAGATTAGGAGGTAATGGAACACCATCTGCAACCGCCTGGGCTAGTAGATCGCTCTGTAAAGCCTGAGCAGTAGCATTTACTAGCTGACACCACCACTTGTAACTATCACAAAAATAGTAGTCTGAACCGAATTGCTGTTGTGGATTAGCAGTAGATGGGGTATTATTTTGAGTACGGTACTGCGGTTCCCACATAATAGGCGCTTGTGCTTCATAAACCCTGGTTGTCGTGACACTGCTCACTTGTTCAGCAATAACTAAAGACATGTATAAATTATAAACTGTCAGGTTAATGTCATTCTGCCCAGGTACAATTCTAGGTACAAATAGTGGTAGTGATTTACCTGCACCAGCTAACTCAAAACGAATAACACTCATGTTGTATTCACTAGCATTCTGTAAAATAGGTAACTGACGTACGTCGTTAAAAACTACCTGTGTGTCTTCATACTGTCCAACTCCGTTGAATCCTTTAGGATCACCGTTAGCTATATTGTTATTAACAATAGAAGCGTTATAGTAAATGACATCAGCATCATTGTTTCCACGTGCACTATTTGAGTACTCAACATTCGAATAAAAACGTGTAGCCATTCTATATATACTAAATATAATCATTTTTTAAGCATTTGATAAGTGAATGTTGTTACGAAATCATCGGGGTTAATTCCACTAGATTTTATCAGCTCAGCGTACGTCTTTAGCGGTAAGTGCCCTAACATAAGCCTAGTTACACAATGTCTACCACATGTATTTATAGCCTTACCACGTTCTGATTCCCCCTGTAGCTTATAGGGATTACTTATTACCTTATAGCCCTTTAACATATGTGTTAGTACAGGTACATCCTGCCCTAATTCCTGTAACTGCTGAGGTGTTAGCCATTTACGCTCATCATCGGGTTTGTATCCACCGTACGGATCAAAGTATTCAATTGTGTTACCACGCTTTAACATACAAACCCAGTGACCCGTATTGTCATCTGTAGTTAGGTATAACATCATAGCACGCCCCATTTCATCAAAAGCGTCTTCAATACTAGACATATCCTTCAACTCTGGGTATTTGAATATTTTAGTACCACCTAATAGCTTATTTATGTCACTATCCGACAGGGCATAGTCTTCATTACCTAATCCAGTAGCTGATCCGCCCTTTATAGTTCGGAAAGCAGATACCTGCTGACGTCGCGCTGTCTCATACGATACAGGGTGATTTGTTAAATATGTGCCGTTTGACGACATTACACGATAACCTGACTTGTACTTTTTGATAGTATAAGTCATTCTATTATGTGTTTAAAAATTAAAATAAACCGACACCACTTGCGTCTCCGCTCTGATTAGAAACATTACCAATTAACGCTCTAACCACATTTTCAACTTCTTCTCTTATTGATGCTTCCATTTCTACAGCTTCTTTTTGTAGTGCTAACTGGTGCTCTACTTCTTCGGCTAATTGTTCTTCTGTATTTAATCTAGCAGATTTAAAACCTGTTGCAACTCTCTCTGATACTCCGCTAAATTTCGGTGAATCTCTTAATTCTTCGTAAAACGTCATTTCTGGATCTAGATCATTTATTTTATCAAATTCTTGTATTTCTACTAACTCATTAAAATTGTACTTACGTGGTTTTGTGCTCCGACTTAGTAGTTCATTTAAAGTACTTACAGCCTCATCTGCTTCAGCTTGTGCTGCTTTTGTCCTGTTTTTCTGTAGTTTTTCTAATTTTAGTTCTACTGCTTTTATTTGTTCAGCAATTGTATTTTCTTCTTGTTGTTCTTTTCGTTGTAGTTCTTGGACACGTGGTAAATGTTCATAATACCTGTCTACTCTTGCTTTTAATTTATCTAATTTACCTTCATGCATAGTAGATTGTACTTCTCTACTCAATTGACTCAAAAACGAATAAACGTAGTCTTTCGATAAACCTGCTTCTTTGATAAATTTTATGAATTCATCTCTACTTGGTACTAATCCATAGTCTAAATAACTATTTAGCGATGGATCTGTAATCTCTATCTCTTCAGCGGGTGCTACACTGGCACTCATACAGAATTTACCGATACAATTACCTTCTCCCTGTAATTCACCAGGTAGATCCATAGCTTCTTCAACATAATCGTATATTTCATCCAATATATCCTGAGCTACTCTTAGATCTTTGACTTCTATTTTACCTAATTGCGTATCTCTAGCAAGTTTTACGCTAAATATTCCTATAAATCGTAGTAGTTCAAAACGTGATAAACCCATTTCCATTAATTCATCTACCATTTCTCTGTCAGGTATAATTACAACACCATCTTTGTAATAAATATAGTCTTTTAGGACATCAGGCATAGCGTTTATTTCATCTTGTGGTAGATCTAACAGCGGCTTAACAGGATCAGGTAAGTCTTCATTATTATCAGCTGGATCTAAATCATCAGATTCAGATTCTATTTCTGGTGCTACAGCAGCTGTATTTCTACCAGTGCACGATGTATTACCGCCGCCCCTTCTCCTAGCTTTAAAAGCCTCCCATTGTTCAACTGACATTCCAACAGCGGTATCCTTAATTTTTTTGAGCAGATTGCTATTTTTAAAAATAGTACGTACATATCGTCGTAGATCATTTAGTAGATCTATTGTACTATCGATGATATCCCATGTTAATCTGCGATCCGTTCCAACTTTAGCAATAAACACCTCTAAGAAATCTTCTAGTTCTTTTTGTGTAGCACCACCATACACTAGTTTATCAATCTTGTTAAGAGTTGGAACATGTGGTTTTTTTACAGTTGAATTTATAGGGTACTGTATATAATTCAAATAATAAATATCTAACCCTTTTTCTATAGCTGGATTGTACGCTGGTACTTTACTCCAATCAACATAACCGCCGGGTTTGCGTGTAGGCATCTATACATGTATAATAAAATTACATACGCGCAATACGTTCTGCAACCTGTCTAGGTAGCCGCCTGCTACCAGGAATAGCCGCTAAACTTACATACCAGGACGGGCGTTTAGCTACAGCGTATGTAGCAGCAAATGCACCATCGTCGACTAAATTATCAATATTAGTGACTGGTTCATTATTACGGGTGTATTTATCCATTCTACCAGGTATTTGAGACTCTAGCTGAGCCTGTAGCTGTTGCTTGAGTTTAGGGCGGAATGATGACAAAACCATCTTACGTTCAGAGGGGGATAAATAGCTCTTCTTAACCAGCTGATCTACTACACTCTTAGCACGTTCCAGTACAGTCAGTGACTGGCGTGCTACTTTCTTTTTATCCGCTGTTAGCTGATATGTTGGTGCCTTGTTACCTAGCGATGCCTGTAATTCCTGTATAGTCTCATCAACATTACGTAATACGGATACTAGTTGATTTGATGGGATCATCCAGCCAGTTTTCAATAAACCAGATAAAAAAGCACGTGAGCTATTTACAGTAGAGCTGTCAATATTACCTGTAGCTACACCGTCCAGTATATTATCCAAGTGCTCCCCTAAACTAATTAGTACGTCTTCATCTTCGGTTATTTTATCAGAGTCGCCTGTATCTTCCTCACCGACTCCTAATACGCCGCTGCTTACCGTATCTAACTCAGAAATACGTTCAGTTAAGCGCTTCTGTAGATACTGTGCGCCGGCTTGTGTGCGCATAACACCTCCACGCATTCCACGTCCAGCTAGTACATTAGCACCCTCAATCGTAGAAGGACTCATCATGTTCATTAAACCACCTCTCATATCCTTATAATCTTCACAAGTATGACAACCGCCACGTACTGATTCAGTGTTGATCTGTCTGTTAATAGCGCTATTGTGTGCATTAGTAAGCTGTTGGAAGTCCTTTACCCTGTCCGTAACAATCTGAGCACCAACCATACGATTAGAATCTTCATGTTTTCGGGCGTGATACATGGTATTTACAGTCTCACCACCGAATGGATTACCGAATTTCTGGTGTGCGCCACCAGTCATTGGCGCATCATTAAAGTACATACGTGACGCGTCACCGTATAGTTCGCTAAATTCAAATGGGAATCGTACCTCTGGAAAACGACGGGGGAATGATGTAGGTAACGTCATTCAGACACTATATTACAGCATTATATTTTAAAAAAAATAGATTGTTCGGGTGTTATTTTCTACCTCTACGCATTGCTAACTTAGCCAACTCCTCATCTGAATCAGAACTAGTACCAGAATCGGAGTCATCTCTATAGACTCTAGCGGAGTGCTTTTTCTTGTGCTTAGCACCACCATGTACCTTTTTAGCGGAAGATAATAGCTTCTTGTGCTGTGCAGCTGTTAATCCTAGTAGCTTACGCTCAGCGGCTGCTGACATTTTACCTAACATCTTTCTACCGGATCCAGTTTTCTCTGGCTCTTTAGGTGTGGTGGCTGGGGGAGTTGTTGGATTTTTCTGATCGGTGTCTTTAGGTGCTGGTGCAGTGGGAATTTTACCCATAGATTCCTTTTTCTGCTTCAGCCACGCCAGAGCATTAGCTACTACATTACCTGTCGTCGCGCCTTTTTTTAGTCCATCGGTAGTAGCGGGAGACATAGCTGAGGGACTTCCATCATTTTTAGGGAGTTCTGGTTGTCCTGGTTGTCCTGGTTGTCCTGGTTGTTCTGGTTTCTTATCGTCGGGCTTGTTACCACCACAAGATGAACAACATCCACAACCTCTGCCGGTACCCGTGATAGCCGTTTCTGCTTGTTCTACTGCTGTCGGTGCAGCTACACTAGGTACCATTTCAGTAATAAGATTTACTAAACTATTAAAAAAGATTGTAGCATTTTCCGGTGTAAGTTTTACAGCCTCACCCAGTTCCTCTACAAATCCATTCAGTGGAACACATGTATCTAATTTACCCCTGGCTTGAGGAGTAGCGTTTGCATAAACATCAAATAACTGGCTAGCTGTCATTTTCAGATCCTTTTTATTAGGACGTGCGATCTGTTGGTATTTTGTTACCAGTGTTTTAATAGCATCAAATGATGGTTGGAATCCGATAAATTTCTGTGGTGTATTGTTAGAGCGGGGATTAGCAAAATTCATCTTTGAATTTGCGCCACCGGGTTGCCCTGAATCTGACAGTGTTAGTAAAGCCGTTTCAGCACCTCCAATCATGCGACGCATTCTATATTATTAATAGATATATTTATTCTGGTGGTGGTTTTACTATATCTTCAGCTTCTAAATCAGCTAAATCAGGCATGTCTAATTTAATACCTTTAGCTCTGTACTCTTCTACTAGATCCTGTAACTCTTTGGTAGTCAAATTAGGATCCGCGTATTTCTGAATTAAATATCCGATATGTGTTATATAATCTAACAACAATTGTTTAGCTATTTTTTCAGCCTCAGCAATAGTATCATCTGTGAATTTTTTGAATTCATTAAACTGGTATGTATTCTTTTTATTACATTGTCCAGGTAAATACTGTGACATTGGATCCTGACTACACATTTCAATGTATTTATCGTATAACTGTTTTACTTTAGCAGGAAATGTTAATTCCCATTCATCTTGTTGGTACGATTTCATTGTCTCAACATTATTATGTGCAGTCAGGTATGGAATAAAATAGTCCTTTTTGAGTTTTACTAATTCTAATTCCATCTCAGGCGATTTCTTATTGATATCTACTTCTGGGACGTACTCTAATTCTGATACGTCTATTTTTTCACGTTTAGCAAAATCCATCGCAAAATAGTTAGCCATAAATACTATAACATTTACAGTACAAATTGTAACATCAACAATACTAAATATATTAGCGTAACTAGTGTATATTTTTGTTACTTGTCCATTAAAATTTGCTGGAGCTTGTACAGATCCTATTGTGTGTTTCATGATTTCATCAATAAATTTATTAGCTTGGTTAGCTGGTAACTGAATACCAATGTTAAAAGTGTTAAACACTTCTTTTAATAACAGATTCCATTTATTATTCCAGAGCTGAAAAATGGTACCTTTTATGTCCCACATGTCTATACTTAATCCGATTGATGTAGATGCTAAAAACATACCGCTCCAGGCTTTAGAGTTAAAATTCTGCTGTGCTGAATTTAATTTTTGTCTATATTCTTGTACCTTTTTAAACAGATCGTCTGCTTCTTTTAATCGTCGTGTTAATTCATCGCCTGTTAAACCATCTTCAGCTGTACGTGTCCATGCCCTAAACCACTCTTTCTGCGAATCTTGATACAATTTTCTGAGACTGTTAAATTCTTGTTCAGCTAAGTCTAATTCTTTTAATGTGTTTGCTAATATTTTTCCCATTTCCTTACCTTCATCCTTGAATTTAGCTACTTTATCTAGTGCAGCATGTAGATCTTTAGTTGCTGATGCTGATGCACTTCTCATCGATTCTACTTCTTCTAATAGTTTATTTTGTGTTTTCATTAGATCATCCCAGTTAGGCATTTTAGGAGATACTATTTTATCAGCTTCAGCAGCAGCCGCTTCATATTCTTTCCAGAGTCTTACAGTTTCAGCCTCAATACCTGTTATACTCATCTCTTTTCTCATTCCTTCCATGTATATTTCGAATGCTGCAGCTCTTTGAGCAGCCACTTGTTCAGCAACATTTTCGTAATTCGTAAATAGATTGTTTGTTTTTTCATCAATAGCTCCAATGTCGGTTTTTCCTTCATCGTATAACTGCCACGCGTCATCGACTAGCGATTCAGTGTCTTTTAGTACTTGTTCATAATCCGCTTTATACTGCGCATTTTGACGTCGTATTACACTACCAACGTTATTTTTCTCATAATTAGCAAACGCCAGTTCTGCCTTAAGATTTGCGGCGTTGTTCAGTACAACATATTCATCTTTTAGTTGCTGCCACACCTTACTTTCATGAGTCATTGTGTCAATTATGGATTCAATCTGTTCGTTTTTCGATGTTATTTGGTTCTCTAATTTACCGAAACCTAATTTATATTTTTTAATATACGCAATTAAATTAACTTCTTCAGCTGTTTGAGATGTTTCACTTTCAATCATAGCCATAAATTTACCGTTCCTTGCTATATTCTGCCACACGGCTTCTCCGTCATCTATCATCATACCCAACGCGTTAGACATTTTAGCCGCAGCCCAACCGTAACCTTTTGTAGCTAACCGTAACAATACGGGTGTAAAAAAATTAATTGCCTCACCAATCATATAATCTCTAATGTATATTGCACTGGCTCTGATTACAGCTTTTGTTAAATCTTTCTGTAGATCAGGGTTATAATATATAGAACCTTGGGGTGCGTCATATTTCCACATAGTTTGCGCTATAACTAACATCAATCCTATAGCTAAACCGCCCGCAGGATTTATTTCCATGACAAAAGTTAGATATAATGGTACCATAGTGTTTGTCAGTCCTGACTCAGTTACTAGTAGATCCATCATAGGAATCAGTACACCTTTACCGAATGTATCACGTAGTGTATATGCAAACCAGGGGTGTTTTTCATCCCAACGTTCTTGAGTTATGTATGTATATAGTTTATCATTTTTTGTATTATATTCGTCAGTTGCTTGTTTCTCCCAATCTTTTACCATAAGAGCTTCTAGCAGCCCAACGTATTGTCCCTTTTGTTCTGGTGTTAGTGCTATACCTTGGAAATTTTTGAAATTTTCTAAACACGCAGAAAATTCAGCTTTTGTCTTAGTATTTACTGTAAAATCATCTGGACTTATAGTTTTTAATTTATTGAGCGCCGTTGCTGCTATAGTTATAATTTTTAATATAAAATCGGTGTAGTCAGCATCAGTTGGTGGAGTGACGTAATTGTCTGCAGATACCCTAGGAAATGGTAGTAGATAATATCTTTCTAAGCGATTTATTACCGGTGGACTTACTAAGTCTGCTTCGATATACAGTTTTACATCAACTTTTTTCCCGTTGATAACATGACCATTCTTAATTGCATCTCTGAGAATGTTTATACTTTCTGGATATTTTAACGCTGAAAAATCACTTACATCTCTAAATTCTTGTCTTAGTATCGCCCAAGCATAACCTAAAGCTCTATTGTTAAATCTATTCCCACCCGACAAGCCTTTACCCGAAAAGTTGTTACCTCTATTATCAGTCCCATATACCAATCGATATAGTGTAAAACCATCAGAAGGCACACCCTCATCTTTCTTAACGTCACGACGTGCTGTGTGGTTGACATCATCCAAAAAATCATTAATTTCTTTTTGTCCTGGGTGTCCAAAATCACCAGGAATATAATTACGTCCATCATTTTTATAAAAATCCATAAATGCGTGGAAACGTAAAAGAATCTTTGTGCATAAGACAAACTCATAAAATTTCTCATTAAAAAACACATTATCGTACTGTGTGAGTTGCTGATATTTAAGTTCATCTAGGCATGAATTACTAAAAACCCATCTAGGTATATCTGCATAGTGCGGATAGAATTCTGGGTTTTGAGTGTAGTCGATATTAGCCTTGCTATTTAGTTCTACAAATTCACCGCTAATAGATATATTAGCAATATAAGCAAGATCTGACTTTGTAAATGTAGTAGTCTGTTTAGCTTCGTTAAACCTAATCCATTCTTCATATGTGTCAAATCCTTCTGCTTCCCAGTATGGACATGATCCATCATAACAAAATGGCGGTTTCATTTTTCCAGAAACACCGAATTCTATGTCCCTTGATTCAAATACTTTTTCATCATATACCATATTAGGATCAGATAAATACTGAAAATATTTACTAAACACCTCATTCACGTAGTCACGTTCGTAATTTCGCTTACCATCAGGCATTTCTCTCCAACCAAAACGCTCTACTGGAAAATTCGATATATTTCTGTACAACAGACATGGAAACACATTATTCCATTGATGCGCATATGGTATAAAATTTTTTGTCCCCCATGCTGGTAATACTGAATTTTTTGTCGCATATTCATTCCTAATATCACTAATTTTTAACAGATCGTAATTTAACGGAACTTGATTACCCATTGGTAGACATAAAAAAATAAACCGTTTATTCCCTTGGTTAGAATTGTAATAATCGTCTATTCTAGTTTTCATCTCTTCAGGATTTTTTAATTGTCCTATCATCCTGTCTACTATAGTTTCTGTGCTCATAGTCGCCAATTCATCCTGTTTTTTTTTGAGATCATCAGAACCCCAACCCACGGCGGAAGTGCCCAAACCTGACATAAAAAATTTAATAGCACGTGTATCTTTTTTTAAGACTTCATCAAAATTTTCAGTGTAATTTATACACGGTATCGGATTAGGTTCATATTTTAAAAAATCGCTAGACTGATCATACTGTATATCGTCAGATTCTACAGGAAGTCGACTCATAATCAGTTCAAAATAGTTAATCTGAAAATTTACCATATCTATAATTTTCTGTCGTCCTTGTACCCTGTCTCTAGGAAAAACAAAATTGAAACCAAGATATTCATCCGGAATAGGTGATATTTCTCCACCTAGAAGCCGTTTTTCAGCCTTCTGAACTGTCTGTAAATCTGTCATTCTATATCTATATTATAAAAATATATATTATAAATATAATGATCCGTTCAAGAGCACAAGAATTAGGCGGCTTACCTGGAGGAAGCCCCGATACAATGCATTCTGAGTACCTACGTGGTAAAATGGAGGAGCGTAATCATTCGGCTGGAGCATTCACGAAGCGGGGTAATGATGTATGGGCTGAACGTTCTGGGCGTACATTCTTCTCCGATGGTTCGGAGTTGAAGGGTGGTGCTATGGATTTTGCTTCTCCCGTCAATGGTTCGGGAATGGGTAATCTTTCTAGACTTACTGGGGGTGTTAAAGAAAACAAGGGATTCCCTGTTAGTATGTTACGTGCTATGACAAAAGAGGCTAAGACTGGCGGGGCAGCTGATGCTCTTGAGGTTGGAGAGATGATGCAACGTGGTGCTAATCGTGCTAGGGGTATTTCTGGTAAAATCGGTATGGGTATGCATACAGGAATGGGGAAGGGTAAGAGTATAGATGAAATAAATAAATCTCTAGCTGAATTAAAGAAAAAGATGGAAGCCCGACGTGGTAGTGGTAAATCTATGGATTATGGAGATGTAGAGGGCGCCGCTAAGCCTAAGAAGTCCCGTGCCCCTAACGCCCGTGCTGAGATAGTCAAGAAGGTTATGCGTGATCGCGGGGTAAAGATGATAGAGGCATCCAAGATTGTAAAGCGTGAGGGTTTGTATTAGACAGTTTTTATATTTGTATAATATATAATGAAATCATTTATTATACATCTTAATAAAGCTAAAGAACGGAGGGGATTTGTAGATAAGCTAATAGAAATAACAGGAGCTAAAGTATTTGATGCTATAGTACCAGATGGTAATGTTCCCGAATCGTGTCCAAGCAAGGGCGCATATGGTTGTCTATTAAGTCATCAAGCCATATACAAAAAAGCAAATGGAGATGATATATTAGTGTTTGAAGATGATTGCGAAGTCATAGATGATACATTTATGACTTTTGTAAATAAAAATAAAGCCAATTATGACATTATATACATAGGTGTAATATGTAATATTAACACTCATGATAAAAGAACTGGATCATGGGGCACGCACGCGATGTGGATCAGTAACAAAGCTATAAATTTGTACCTAAATTATGTAAAAGAATCACCATTATGGGCGGTTGATTCTATATGGAATGAAATAGAAAATGACAGTAAATTAAGAGTTTTGCGCCCTGACAAATGTAATAAATATGTTAGACAAGCTATCGGTGTTGTATCATATCTAACAGGTGAAATACGTGGAGCCAAGCCCAGGTTACTATTTACTGGATTAGGTGGTGTTAAACCTAACAGAGCCCCTGTTGTAGTCACATGTAAAACTGTAACTGAGGTACCACCCCCCGTAAATGTACCTAGGCAGCGAATTATCAGGGGGTTGTAAAATTGCGGAGATTACCGCCAGGTAATTTCCCCGGCATTATTAGGAAATGTTTGAAGACGACTTAGCACTAGGTAAGAAGTACGAAAAGATAGCTATTGACATTTTAGGTAACGGTGAAATTGAAAGATGCCCAGAAAATGTAGCGTTTAGTGACTATGATTTTAAACACAATGGAATAGCGTATGAGGTTAAGTCGGATCGCCGTTCATACCAGACAGGTAACATTGTTATAGAGTATGAGCACACTAATATACCATCTGGTATAAGTATAACTAAAGCCGATTATTGGTTCTACTTTGTCATTAATAAAGACGCTTATACATGTTACAAGATACCAGTGTCTAAAATACGCTGGTTAATTAGCACAGGAGCTTTTAAAAAATCATCTTGTGATAATGGTAATTCTAAGTTTCATTTAGTACCCATTAAAGAGCTAACAGAGTTCAAATACACTGCACAAGTGTCATTTAACTAGCTTACGGGTGATTCACAATGTATATTCCTAATTCTACCGCTACTAGCGCATAATTAGGCAAACCCACGTCAGGTTGTGTTTCACCTAAGTGCTGTATAGCAGTACCGAAGTTCTCAGTAATACCGTATAGCGCGTCATGGGCTACAGTGTTTAATATAGCCCTATCAGCTGGTGTCATCATATGGTACAGGGCAGTAGTAGCAGTTGCATCTACGTCAGTCCACGCCGCACGTGGTATCATTAACATCTGTAACATACCAGATAACGTTGGTAATACAGGATCACCATTAGGGGCTTCTACTCTATCAAAATCAAAACGATTATCCCTTACTGGATTTCTACCCCCTGCATATCCATATCCTAACGCACTAGCTACACTGTTAGCACAATGAATACCCTTAGCTACACTCTTTATAGCTGTACCGACACCAGGTGCATAAGCATCAATAAACGGCTGAGCCATAGTAGCAATGTCATTAGCTATAGGTATAAAATCCTTACGAACAAATGAATCTTTACTTAGCTGCTTATCTACCTCCTTTCTAATCTTCTGTGGTATAGCTGGATCAAATATTAGCGATTTAGCCTTACTGTATATATCAGTAAATATAGAACCACCAGTCATTAGCCTTGTAGAATTCAGGTGTTGTTTCCAGTCACTGGGGAATGGGTAGTTTGAAATAAGTACCTCATCGCGGTTCTTGTGTCCTATACCTGTACCACTTTTTCTAGGCTGTCCTTTTAATGTTACACTATAAATATGATAATCCTTGAATAACTGTCTTACTTTAGGACTGTCATTTAGTGACACTATAAATTTACCCTTAATTTTTGATACTACATCAGCAAAACGTTCAAAGTCAAAATCGTTCGACTGTGCATAGTTAAAAGCCTTTGTTGATTTTTCATAGGGTGGATCTAGGTAGAAAAATGTTTTAGCTGTATCCCAATCCTTTATAACTGTAGCGTAGTCTTTTTGATATATAGTTGTGTTTTTCATGCGCTGTTTGTATTCAGCAATGTCTCTTAGGCGATTATTAGGGTGTATATCGTATTTAGCTATTTTCTTAGCGTTCTCTTTTAATATAGTACCCTGGAATCCGCCACAGTGTTTTATAATCTGTCGTAACAACTCCTCTTCGCTGTTTTTAGGCTTACGTTTCCAGAATTGATACGCTTTTTCGGCGTTATTAACGTCAGGGAAATCATTAAAATCACTACTGACTTTTTTAATTAGTCTCATGGTATTAATTGCTGACTCATCTAAGTCATTCACTACATCGCGTTTAGACGCAGCCTTGTGCCAGTAGAACGCACCAGAGCCAACAAACGGCTCTACGTATATTTCGTGCTCAGGCATTACATATTCTAGTAACTTAACAAATGGTGTCTTACTACCAACACGACAAATAATAGGGCGCATTCCGCCCTCAAAATTCTTAAGCTTATGTTTCTGTAGTGAGTCATATGCATTATAGAATGGTATAGCGTGTCTTAACATTGAGTTCCAGAAACTGTCTTTAGATTTACGTACTTCTATACCAGGTACGTATTTACCGAACAGATTATACAGAAAGTCACCCTGTTGATATATACGGTGATTAGACTGACTACGTGTTGTTAGATCCTGTGGTTGCACTAGCGGGTTATATGTTACAGCCCAGCGGATTAGCCCCGCTTTTAAGAATAAATCGATTATACCGCCTCCTAGACTATGTCCAGTACCGACATACTGGTAATCAGGGTTTTCATCAGCGAACTCCTTAACAATAGCTAAATCCTTTTTGTACCTTCTTGAACTAGCTAGTTGTCCAGCTATAGCCATTGCGTCAGCCTCCAGATCTTCAGTGTCTGTTTTCTCAGTACCACGGACAGCAATAACAACTTTATTACCCCCTTGATATATCTTTATAGTCGGTGTATTCTCCACTAGGGTATAACTACCGATCTTCTGTTCAGGCTGACTACGGTATGACGCCTGAGCCATTTTTTGTAAATCCGACAACGGTACCCCAATACTAGCCTTAATGTTTGACATATATCTACTATATTATATATTAGATATTTGCGGGACAATACACGATGCCAGTTATGCGTGAGTGACTCTTAACTCCTGTATTTCCAATAGGTGTATATATTTTAATCTGTCTTGATATAGTCTCTCTGGGTACTCAGAGTGTGCCCCATTGCGTCAGCATCTTTCTTCATTTCATCCATGTCCAGTTTGTATTTGTCGGAGAGATAAACGTGCCGGATCATGGTACTACCAACATTCTTTTCAAACACCTTGTTTAGAATCCTGGTAATAGAATTAATACTGGTTAGCGGTGCTCCATTAATAGATACTAGCAGACGGTACTCCGGCTTCTTCTTATCGGGGTGGAAGTGGATAAATATAGTTAGCGCCTTGAGTAGCTCTTCGTTGTTAGAAATATCTATCTCCTGTTGTCCGTGTGCTTTACTAGTCTTATACTTGTTGAATATCAGCTTATCGGTAGCTAGATCGTAGTAGTTCTTAGACTTATCCATCTTATCGTCCCACTTCTTAACGACAAATAGGTTCTGGTAGTCTAGGTTACGGCGGGGAGGAATCATGGTGTATAGACTCAGGATCACGTAGCTAAGCAGGTTATTGTATGATTCAACAGTCAGTAGCTTAGTCTTAGAGGTAGGTAGATTCTTCTCCATTTCTGCGCGCTTCTTAATAATGTCATCCCACTCAACCCAGTTCATTTTCTGCGTCTTAGTTTTTTCTGTGGTATCTGCAGAACGTGCCTCCTTGGATGCGTCGCTCATGCGTTCATAATAAAAGTTGTACAGCGATTTATAGGTTGCTTTATCTTTAAGACTGGTAAGTACCGCCACAATAGTTCCAAGTGTACTCTTCTGAGTCGATTCGCTATACGTACTAAGTTTAGCCATAACTGCATCTTTGTACTTTAAAAAAGACAAGTTGTTAAATGGTTTTCCATTGTTAAGATTCATAAGAATCTTAATATAGGACGTTGCGGTTGATTCTTCTATGTCCCGCTCCTTAATCAGTGACTCGGCTAGGGTAACCATGAATGGAGATACAGTGCGAACCGGAGGCATTTTAATTACTGCGGAGGAAATTCCTTCCCGGGAATCTCCGCATATAATATAGAATGGAAGACATCCGGCAAGAGATTCGATGGGCTATTGAGGGTATCCAGACAATAGTTGACGACTTAGACATGATTGTTACCGACTTTAATGACACTATAGGTGCTATAGACTACGCTGAGTATATTGCACTAATGAAGACATTGCGCAAGGAGTTATCTGACGTACAGATTAAGTCATGGGGGCACCGTCTAAAGTTAAAGTGTGACGAAGTCACATCTGTAGCTGTAGAGAAGACAGAGACGGAGGAGGTAAAGCAGGAGAACACAATAGAAGAGTCAGTGGTGACTAAGTAATTATATAATTATAATAACATGCGACTATGTTAATATATATATGGGCTTTTTTATTTTGATTATTTATATCACAGATAAAATAGCCGTCGGCGTTATATTTATCAGTACACCACTGTATATTTTTAACGTGATTTTTATGCACAATAAACATTGCTGTATCTATCTGATCGACAGCGATGTTAAAGCCAGGAAGCACCTCAGCCTTATTGTCTCTTAGCTGATCGAATGTGTAGAAGTAGTCAGCCGCTAAACGTGTAGCTACAAACCAGAAGTTAGGGTGTATTATGTTATCATCGTCTAAAAAATAGATATGTCCATCTTCTACTAGATTCAGCCCGTAGTTACGTTGTGGATTACCGCTAATACCACCGCTACATTCTACTTCTAGAATCTTAGGGTTATCAGTGTATATTTTTTCATACCGTCTGTCGTATGTTGTATCATAAACTATAATCCACTTATCTATTAAATCGAATCTTATACTACCGTGCATTTTTGACAGGTTCTTCTGTCTGTAGCACGGGGTGATCAGTGTTAGCATGTCTAGTTTAGCATAGAAGTATATTCTGGTACAACTAACATAGAAGTATTTTCACCTGGTTCTATCTCATCTTTCTTATCTTTCTCATCTCTGAATGGATTCATTTCACTACAACCAGATATATAGAACCACAGTCGCGATGTCCGTAGCTTTAGCTTCCATAAAAAATCGTTATAGACTTGAGAGTATGCTATTCTAGTTTCACCTGTGCTATAAATCATTTGATTATTTAGTACTCTACAGTTATGAGCCCACATACTCATCTCTTTCATAATTGTATCAATGCGTTCAACCGTTAATTCGACAGAGTTATCCATATATGTAATGCCGGGATAATAAAACCATAAAATCCACGCATGGAATACATCAAAAATACCCCGAAAATATACAAATACGTAAAAAATACATAAAAATATACACTATACAGGTAATATAACAGTTATATTACCTGTAATTT